AATTTAAAATAAGTATAGGATAGTTAATTTTAATTAAATTTAAAATAAGTATAGGATAGTTAATTTTAATTATTTTTAATAACTTTATTTTTAAGACAACTTTATATATAAGTTATGTTTAAGTTATTTTAAGTTTTTAATCCCTTTTCTTTTACTATACTTTCTTAGGAGTTATTTTGACAACTTGGTTTGACGATGTTTAACATCTTTTGGGGTGGTTCCCTAACTGATTGTTATTTCATTATTCATTCTGGGTTTATTAATTTCTCCTTTGGTTAGTTTTAAGTGGCCCTTTTCTCCCTGGGAATGCAGCGAAGTAGTCTTGTGCTTTAAGATGCGCCTTACGATTCCCTTTTCTCTTTCTTAAATTGGGATAGTTTGGTATTTGGGGGCTAGAAACAATTCTGACTGGAGCGCTTAAGGTTGATACTACAGTATTTTCAAACTCCAAATAATACTCCTGGATTTTTTTTATAGGTCATTAGGGGATGTCTCCGCGGTCTTTCTTTGTTTGAAGGGGGTTGCCTGATGGGGTTTCGGCACCCGGAGTAATTTACTGTAGTTTTTACTTTTTGCATTTAGCCAAGGTCGGGGTTAGTTTCCAAGTAGGATAATACGTCGGTCTTTATGGCAAGTATTTCCTATAGTGTTAGTCTCAGGCTGTTTGTGGAGGATTGGGTTGTTCATGATCAATGGCTTCTCACGCAACAACCATTAAACCTATTTCTTTGGCTCCAATTACTTGTACCCAAGCAGTGGGATTGGTTGGGGAATCATATCACCCTGTGGTGATAGATTGTCCAGTCAAGAAGACTACTTGGGTTAATGAGCATGGAAAAGCTCTGAAAACATATGTGGAACCAGGTGCTAGTGAGGGCCGAGTATATTTCCATCATATACCCGGATCTCTAGTGCAGTTTCAGAAAAATAGGAACTCTGAACCCGCTCCTTTGAGCTCCTACCAGGTGGACTTGCCTTGCACACGTAAGGTTTGTACATCTGATGGATTTCAGTTCCAGCGGATTAAAGGGAGAGATAACAAGCGCAAATTCTCTCTTTTGAAGAGCTCCAAGTCCCGTCACCATAGGGACTTACTTTTTGAGACCCTGGGGAAACATATTTTTTCATTTAAGAAAATTCCTTACACCTACGAACAACGTGTAGTGATTAAGGATGAGATACTACAGGAGGATGAGCCAATAGAATTTGCCAGGATGGAGATAGTATCTCGTGTGAAGAAATCTCGCTCAGAACAAGAACAATGGGATGAGTGTGCACGTCTTGGTCTACTAGAAAAGACTGAGGAGTGGATTCCAATGGAAACTTTTAAGCCGAAAAGAACTATGGCTGAAATAAAATTGGAAAAGTCGGAAAATGAAGCGTTGAGGCTTACTAATAAGGTAGCCGCACCTCTTGCTAGAACCCTCAAGAAGATTTTTTGTTATGAACAACAAGGAGGGTTCACAAATTTCCTTTCCACAACACCAGAATTAGTTAGTTTCCTTAAAGAGCATAGGGAAACTTTGATTGAGGCGGCAAAGAGAATTAAAGAGCTGGATACAGAAAATATAAACGATTTAGCTGCGTCATTAAATGGTTTAGATATACAAAAGTTATTTGAAGATTTCACTTTTATTGTTACAAGGGTTAAGGAAATGGAAATATGCTATGAAAAAGCGAAAAGTGATTTCAAAAAGCCGCAAGCCATTATTAGAGTACTAGAAATTATAATTACAATTTTTTGTGCAATTTATTTAATGACTACCGCAGATAGTTTTTCTGAAGGATTTGCAATTTTTCTTATGTTAACTTCAGCTCTAGGTTTGTTTTCAACTTTGGCAGGTGGTTTAGGTCAATTTAAAACATATTTGGAACAATTATATACCTGCGCTAAAAAACACTTTAGTCCTCAACAGTCAGCTAGTGATATAGTTACACCCCTGACGGGAGTTTTGTCTACCGTGATGTGTTTAGCTCTTGCCTCCCAAGATAAGTCTATTAGTCCTGGAATTATTAAAGTAGGAAATGTGGCGAGAGCTCTCACCAATGTTAATAACTTTAGTGATGCTATTAGTGTAGCTGTAGATAGTAGTCAGCGTTTAGTAATGAGTGAGATATTTGGCTTTGATGGTAAATTAGATGAGATTAAAGAGGTGTTCATTGAAATTATAGAATGGTCTAAAAGCTTAGATTTGACAATTCAAAATTCAACATGGTTAGGGAATTATCAGGCAGACAGTCCAAGATCGAAAGAAATATTAGATGAGCAATTTAAATTGGGTAAAAGTTTATATGAAAGAGTAATGACTTTGACTCCTGCTGAAAAAGGAGAATTTCCTCATTATATAACAGAACAACTTAGGATTTTGAGGAAATATATAGATAGTTTAGCTAATGTGTCATTGGATAAAGTAGATCATCAAACTCCAGTTTGGGTATACATGGCTGGAGGTCCAGGGGTTGGAAAAACTATGACTGCTAATATTTTAATTCCACATGTTCTTAGTACCTTACCAGAAGACGTCAGGAAAATATATACTGTTGAAAATATAATGTATAGATGGCAATTGGATAGTGAATTTTTAGATGGTTATGTGAGTCCTACATTTGGTATTTTTATAGATGAAATATTTCAGTCAAAAGATGACAAAGCTCTTAGTGATCAGGCTATTACTCTTATTCAAAAGATAAATCCCATTGCATCCACAGCAAATATGGCTACATTAGAAAAGAAGGATAAATTACCTTTTTCCGCTAAGATGATAGTTAGTACCTCCAATAAAATCGGTGTTGACAACATTAAAATTCAGTCCCCTGATGCTTTAAAGAGAAGACGCGATTTTGTAGTCATACCCACAGTTAAAAGACAATTCAGAATAGCTCCAAATAAGGATATGTTAGATACCCAAAAATGGTTAGATTTCTGTGCTCAAAACAATAAAAATCCCACTATCCCCACCTTTGCTACTTATATTCTTCATGATCCTCTTACTGATGTATATTCGCAAACTATAAATTATGATACATTAGTTGAAAAGATACGAGATAAGATATTAGGAAATACAAATTCAGCGAATAATTATAGAGATGAATATAAAAGTACTGTTCAGGCAGCTTTAGCAGGAAATTTAACATATCAACAAGAAGGTGCATTTGATGTAATTGGGAAATATGAAGCTTTTAAGAAAAGGATTCAGACGCATGAAATTGTAACTCAAGTCATTCCCCCTGAGTTTTTAGATTTAGTCTACAATGAACCTTCAACTGAAATGATTAATGAGTGGGAAAATTTGTCGGGAAAAGAACAAAATCAAATATTTTATGCCACTTGTAGTTTAGGAACGGTTGGACCTTCTCACTTAGATTATCTCTTAGAATCTGATTTTATTAGTAAACATAAAGATAAGTTTGTTCATAAAGTAGATATTGCAAATCTGTTAGCTTTTCAGAAAACTAATAAATTACAATTGAAGGTGCCTTTAATTCAACGTATAAAACAAAAATGTCATAATTTGCTTAGGAGTGAGACCTTTCATATATGTGCTGTCGTTTTTGGTATCTTTTCTGCTGTAGCAACCGTTGTTACTTTAGCTTGTTCTTTTACACAATCTAATCCAATAAGGTATATTAAAAATAAAGTAGAATCTTACAATACCTCTAATGTAGGAAAAATTGGTAAATCTAAATTACCACATCGAATAGCACCTAATCAGGAATCTGGATTGGAAAATATACCTTTACATCATCACACACAGCAAACTACATCCCACCTTGTTACTTTAGACGTAGAACGAACGGAAAATGGTTGGGATTATAGTCCTGAAAAAGTAGAGGTGGCTTATGATCAGCAAGCAGTAGGTGATAAATCTTTAGAAGAAAATCTACCCATAATTTTGCGTAATACGGCATCTGTAGAAGTAATGGATGATAATTCTGGGTCAAGAGTAGATAGAGCTAGGGCACTTATTGTAGCTAATGGTTATGCGTTGATGCCAAAACATTTAATTCTTCGTATGAATGATAGTAGACATTTGAAAATTAAAGGAATGCGTTCACAATGTACCTTAAAGCAAACAGATTACATAGTTGAAGAAATAGGACCTAGATGGGAGTATAATGATGCTGTGTTGGTTATTGCAAAAACATCTAAAGATATCCTTGGAGCAAATATAGTAGATAAATTTTTAACTGTAGATCAAATCATAAATTTTAATGATTCTTATGGTGAAGTAATAACAAATAGAGATGGTACAGTCGTTAGGTGTGCGTCACAATTATTGCCTCAAGAAAAGTTTGTAAAGTGTTTAAATTCAAATAGATCAGATCACTTAATTAGTAGAGAACAAGGCCTTTATGCAGTAGTTGGGGTTAGGTATATAGCTTCTACAGAAAAAGGAGATTGTGGTTCACCTATTATTCGATATGATAAATCTAGTAAAGAGAAAATAGTTGGTATTCATTGTGCTGGGGCTCTTTCTAATAATTGTAAATATGAAGGGTTCGGGTGTTTCGTAGACCAAGATTGGATTAAAATGATTATAGCTAAATATGGGTACCAGCAGCAGGGATTAGCAGATTTGAAAGATGTTTCCGAAAATTATGGTAAAAATCACTTGCTTAAAGAAAGTATGTATGTATATGGTAAAGTTCCTGCAGGAGAATTTGACAAAATTATAGAAGGTAAATCTAAAATTGTGCCATCTCCTTTAGCTGTAGATTTACAAGATTTAGGCTATAAAGTTTACACCAAACCAACAGAAGTTTCACTAGCTAAAGGGAAGAGTGTCGACAAGGTGTTAGAAAAATTTAAATTAGAATCCGTGTATGTAGACAGGGATTTGCTGTCAAAGTTAGAAAATGCCTTCTATTTAAAATATATATTTGGTAAAATGAAAAAACATAATGCTAGGGTACTGACTCCATTAGAGGCTATAAACAAATTTGAAAATTTAGATCACGTAAATTTGAGCAGTTCTCCCGGATTACCATTTATTTGTAATAAATCTACTAGTGATAAGGTAAAGTTGATTGAAAGATTAGATGATGGTTTTTGTTTTAAAGATCCTTTTCTTGAAAGTAGAATATTTAATGAAGTACGTGATATGAAGATAGGTATACACCCTCCCTGGACTTGGTTAAATAGATTTAAAGATGAAAGGTTACCTATTGAAAAAGTTGATAATCATAAAATTAGGCTATATACTGTCCCTCCATTTAGTTTATCAATTATTACAAGAATGTATTATGGTAGTTTTATTAGTGCATTGAGGGACAATAAATTTGATCATGGTATGATGATAGGGATAGCCCCAGAAACACTAGATTGGCATATTTTAGCATCAACATTAAAATCTTATTCCAACGTTTTTCTTGCTGCTGATTACTCTAATTTTGATAGGACAATCCCCAAGCCCTTTTTAAAATCTTTTTTTAATATTCATGCCAAATTTAGAGAACATTATCAAATTGATTCAACTGAGTATGAAATTTTGAAAAATGAATTAACCTGCCCTATTATGCAATTAGATGCTTTTAGGTATGCGATAGGTAGCGCGAACCCTTCTGGTTCTAGTCTCACAACAGAGATCAATTGTTTTGCTAACAAGTTAATTATTTGGTATTGTTTAATAAAGTCTGGTATGAGTTTTGAAAGTGCTATTAATGATACTTACACAGCTGTTTATGGGGACGATAATATAATAGCTAGTAGAGTTCCTTTTGATATTAACAAATTTTTGCAAGCAGTAAAAGATATTGGCATGACTATGACAAGTTTTAAAAAAGATGATGAATGTAGTATGTTGCCTTTAGAACAAATTAAATTCTTACAACGGTCATTTAGCTCGTATAATGGTATTTATGTAGGTCAACTCCCAATAGAAATTATAATGGAAAGTCTTATGTGGGAAAATAAATCAGTAAAGACCCAGAGTGTAATGGAAGATACTGTAAGAAACGCTATCACTCAGTTGGAATTGTATCCAGCTGATGAAGTCAGTAGAGAGTATGAGTCGATTCTATTAGTTTGTTCTAAAAATAATGTAAAGTATGATATAACAGAGCATATGTTAAGAGCATTAAATTCTACTCGTCAGGAAGGAAAATTTAGTAATACCCTTTGTTTAAAATTTGCTAAAGCCTTCTTGCCTTATTTTTCTCCTAGTTCAATTATTGTTAGAACTCCCCAGGACCTTGCAAATGTAATTTGTCCCACAACCATAATAAAGAAACAGTTAATTATTAAAGATGCAGCTGACTACTTACCAATACCAAAATTGTGCCTATTTCATACGGGGATTAAATTAACATCTACTTTGGGGGTCTTCGAGCTAACTTTTTCTTCAGCAGGGGTTGTTATTCACAAACTCAAGTACAACCCAACCTATTTAGTTGATGTAAATGTAGATTTTTATGCTGTAAAAGATTTTATAGACAGTGAATACCACTACTTGAGCAATAATTGTCATTTATTCTGTTTTTCTTTAACTCATACCAATTCTGATATGTCTTATAAATTACTTGGTACTTCTTTATATGATTTGCTTACTAAAACTTTCCATGATTTTGTGAAGCATGAAACTTTAACAAACTACCAGCAGCAGAGTGATGTAGAACCAAAAGAAGAGTCTAAATTAGAAATTAATTTGCAAGATGTCACCCCTGAGCTTATCTGTCCATCTTTAGAAGCAGTAGATCCTATAGTATATAAAAATGCTTGTAGTACGCGAACTTATACTGATTATCTTCAAACAGAAGTTAACATTGCTACTTTATCAGTAGACGATTCTACAGTTTTTGGTAAGCCATTTGCTAAATTTACTTTTCCAGATGCTTTATTAAAAGATAAACAATATGCTACGAAATTAGTGTATAATACTCTTTACACTGCTGATATTAGTTTGCGTATTCGTGTAAATTCAACTCGTTTTCAATATGGTTCATTTCTTGCGGTTTGGCTTCCTATGGGCACGTTAGGTTTTGTTCAAAACATCGAATTAGATCCTTTTGCTTATACTGCTATGCCTCATTGCTTTATCAGTATTAGTGAGAAAGATAGTAAAGGTATGTTAGAGAAGAAATTGTGTATCCCCTTTGTTCATATTCAAAATTATTTAAAGCTTGCTAATGGAGGTAATAATGCTCGCATGGGAGAATTACGGTTGTATATTATTAATAAAATTCATACAGTAAATTCAGAATCATTTAAAATTTTGATAACAGGAAACTTTGAAAATTTACAAGCTCATACTCCAACTTCTATGGGCCTGGCTAATACTACACTTCAAGTTAGAGGAAATAGTTATCCCAAATATTTCTTTGAAAGTGGTGAAGACGATGAAGCTGATAAAAAGGTAGAAAAAGGTCTTGTTTCTGGACCAACTAAAATGATTGCTGATGCTGCAAGTTTATTTTCTAACATTCCTATTTTTAAAGGGGCTGCAGCTGGTGTTTCTGCTGTTGCTAACTCTATTTCTTCTATTTCCCAATATTTTGGTTTTTCTAAACCTATTTCTTCTGAAGTCACCCATCCTTATATCCCAAGGCCATTTACTTCTGTTTCCATGCATGATGGCCTTGATATGTCCTTAGTTATGGGTACTAGTGTTAAAAATAGTGTCAAAATTCAACCCTCCATTTTTGGAACTTTAGCCGATGAATTAAATATTGCTTATATTTGTAGGACTCCCCAAATTGTAGCTCAGTTTGATTGGAAAGATGAGAATTCAGGTTCAACACTATTCGAATTTCCTGTTGTTCCAACTTTTTGCCAAGGGACCCCTGTTAAAAATTTAGCTGGTAGTGATGCCGTTCAATTGGCACCTGTAGGATATGTTTCACTTGCTGCAGAGTGGTGGAGGGGATCGTTAAATTTTAGATTTAAAGCCATATCATCTGAATTTCATAGTGGGGTTTTAGTTTTCGTTTTCACGCCTTTAGGTTTCTCTTCAAAAGATGAAATTCCCGATTTAGCCACTTGTACCCACGTCAAATTAGATTTATCTCAGATGAGTGACAACTCAGGAGAAATGAGAAGCGTAGAATTTGCAATTCCCTTCATTTCTGATCAGTATGTACATAAAGTGCCAGATCCTTTTGAACCCATAAATTTAAATAGTGGTACTGCTGTAGGGACTATTCAATGTTATGTTTTAAATTCATTAGTAGCGACAAATGTTGATAGGGAAGTTCAAATAAATATTGAAATGTGGGCCGGACATGACTTTCAATTAGCTGTTCCAACTCTTTCTAAAATTTCAAATTATAACTTTGGAGCAGAATTCTTCCCTCCCCCAGAAGTAGCGTTTGATATGGAATTAGCGGAAGCCATGGGTGAAATGCAGTCAAAAGATAAACACAATGCGCGATTTTATAAAGTAAACTCTTTACCTTTATATTCAGAGAAGCAAGTAAATACCTTCACTCAAGTGATAGGAGAAGAATTGTATAATTTGCGCGATTTTATGAAAATTTTTACTCAAAAATTTGATCCTGTAAAAACCACCATTAAAGCTGGTTCCAGTAGTGCATTTAGGGTCCCTTTGCATAGTTTTATACCAAATAGTTATTTGTCCACCCATGTACAAAATATAACTTTTACAGATTATTTTCTTCGTATGTTTAGATTCTATAAAGGTTCTATTAGATATAAATTTGCTTTTAATACTCAGGATATGTTAGTTTCTTCCATTCTAGATTTGGACTCTATTAGTACACCTTATCAGTGGTTATCTATAGAGAGCCTTCCAGATGCACCACGTGAAGGCTCTCCTTGGGGAACCACTCATCTCAAATTGAATCCAACTCTTGAGGTATCAGTGCCATATTACCATGATAGAAAATCGTTACTAGTCGCCGAAGAACACAATAGGAGTATAATCTTGAAAGCTACCAATTATAACTCTGGTAATCGAGATTTAACTGTTAGTGGGTTTGAGGCGATAGGTGATGATATGTCAGCAGGTTATATGACTGGTCCTCCTAGAATTTATCGGAAATTAGTAGCATCTCCTGATTTATTTGCACGTTTAGAAAGAGCCTATGATGTTGCTGCAGATATTACTAAATTAGATGGGTATTATAAACCAGATTTTTCAAGATTAAGTGCAGTAGAACCTGATATTGCCATAATTACGAGGAGAAACAGTACTTCAGGGGTTTTAAATACTTTTTTGGGTTCTCAAAAAATTTATTATACGTCAAATGCTCCTAAAGAAAAATTAGTTGTTTTAAAGCTTCCTAATAGTAGATTTGGCAGTGGTACTTGGATTAAAGAAAATTTATTAGAGTTAACTCGGTTTTCAGAGCATGAATCTAGCAATTTCTTCTATGTTTTTATTTACCTACCAGTGGGGTTGTTTGCTGATCAGGGTAGTGTGAGCTTCAGTTATGGAAGTTTTCTCAATTCTGATTACAAATTTCTTTGGTATGTAATGTTTCAAGATAATTCAGATGCAGTAGTTGCTACATTCAAGCCCGGGAAATTCATTTCACCTGGCTTTAGTAATTTCTCCTTTAAAGTTGTAGAAGATCCTTTATTCTGGAAAGAATTTGTCACTTTAATGAATAAAAATTTAGAATTCAAACAGAAAGTTAAATTGAACATAGATTTTTAAAATAAACTTAATTAAATGTAAAAACTTTTTTTTTTAAATTTTTTTTAAAATTG